AGAAAATGCATGGGATCAAAAATTTTTAAATCAAAAAGTAAAATCTTGGAACAGAAGTTCTAAAGGATACACATGCACACAGAGTCCATTGAGTGAGCATTGTAAGAAAGGTATTTGTGTAAAGAAAAAGTTTGGAGTCTTAGCAGGATCTAAGGGTGCATACCCTGTACTAACAAATCTTAAAAAGATAGATCTTGATCCAGAACCAGAGTATGAATTTGATGTAACAAAACCAGATGGTATCGGTACAGCTACGGTGCATTGTAGATCTGTAGAACATCTTAATGATCAACGTAAAAGAAGAAATGCAATATCAAAAGCTGCAGGATTCCCACCACCGTTAATCAAAGGTGACGAAGAACAAATAGTATTAGAAGCTCTGTATGCTACACAAAAAGTCGTACATCCACCTATAGGAACATCACCAAAAGAAAAATTACATGATGTATTACATGCAAAGATAAATGGACCAAGAGCTACAAGCGATGCAGCATTTAAAACTGGATCAGTATTAATAGAGAATGATATTGCATTCTTTAAATTTGATAAATTTTTTGACAAACTAAAATCAAAAGATTGGAAATATAACGAAGGTAAGACTGGTCGTATGATGCAGGTTACATACAAAGATTGTGAGATAGAATTTTTAGAACAGAAAAGGTACCCATCAAAAAAAGAGGGTGAATATTACTCTTCTACAAAAAATATAATCAAGATTAATATTAAATCATTTGAAGAAGTACCTATACATCATACAAAACTAAAACATAAAACGGAGATCATGTGATAAGTAGAAAGTTATTCGGGCCTCCGGGAACGGGGAAAACTACAAAGCTATTGGGCTATGTAAAAACATTTTTAAAACTAGGTACACCTATAGATAAGATAGGGTATTTTGCATTTACAACTAAAGCAGCAAACGAAGCAATTGATAGAATGCTAGATTATCACACAGCTTTTCAAAGAAAAGATTTAAAATATTTTAGAACGCTACACTCTCTTGCTTTTACAAGATTAGGACTCAAAAAATCAGAAGTTATGCAGGACGAACACTACGAAGATATAGGTAGAAAGTTAGGAATTGAAATGACTGTATACTCAAACGGACAAGAGACTACAGGATTTGTAGATTCTAATAGTGAATATTTTAATTTAATAAATGCAGCTAGGATAAAAGAATCTAGTATCGAAGATGAATACAATACAGACATGTATTCTCAAGACATGGATAAACGATTGTTACAAATTATTTCTGATGAAGTACAAAACTACAAAGATTCTTTTAAACTCGTAGATTTTACAGACATGATAGAAAGATTTAATGTGTCTGAATTGTGTCCTAAATTTGACGTAGCGTTTATAGATGAAGCTCAAGATTTATCACCGATACAATGGAAAATGGTTGAAATCATTAAGAAAAATAGCAAATATGTTATATTAGCAGGCGATGATGATCAAGCTATTTATGGTTGGGCAGGCGCAGATGTAAAAAAATTTCAACAAGAAGTATCGAAGAAGGACATAATTTTGCCACAATCTTACAGGGTTCCCAAAGTTGTTCAAAATGTGGCTGACAAAATTTTAGATAGAATTCCAGAAGACAGGAGAGTTAAAAAAACTTGGAAAGCAAGAGAAGAAGAGGGCAAGATACAATACATAATGGACCTGGATGGTCTGCCATTACACGATGGTGAGTGGCTTATACTAGCAAGATACAATGATAGACTGAACAAACTTATGCCAACATTAAAAGATATGGGTATTTACTATCAATACAAAGGTAGAAAAAGCTACAAATCATCTTTGTTTCGAAGCATTTTAAATTACACAAGATGGCAAAAAGGTGAACTACTATCTTTATCTGAAGTAAAAGATATATTGGAATGTACAGGTATGAGTTTAAAACCAACAGAAGAAAAAATGTACGATCTTACAGAATTAACATACGATAAAACTGTAAACTGGTTTGATGTATTTGTAGTAGATTATGAAGAGTGCCTATACATACGTGAGATGTTAAGTTATGGAGAAAAATTATCAAAAGATGCTAGAGTAAAATTGTCTACAATGCATGCAGCAAAAGGTGGTGAAGCAGAAAATGTATTATTAATTTTAGATAATACAAAAACCATTAGAGAATCTGCAGAAAAAAACGAAGACAAAGCTGATGAAGAAAATAGAGTTTGGTACGTTGGTGTAACACGTACTAAACAAAATTTATATATCATGGCAGCAAGGAAGGAGGATAGAGGTTATGACATCGAAAGTTTGGGATAAACAACACGGAGGGTCTCATTATCAAAAATATAAAATACAGCCTAGTAAGTTTGTAGTAGAGAATGAGTTGTTATATCCTGAGGGTTGTGCTATAAAATATATTATCAGACACCGTGATAAAGGAAAGAAGCAAGATATATTGAAGGCAATACACTTTTTAGAAATGATATTAGAGCGAGACTATAATGAAAATTCCTAAGTTTGAAGCACAGACTGAGTGGGTAAAACCTACAGAGTTTCCTGACCTACGTCAGGTTGACGAGATTGCAATTGACTTGGAAACAAAAGATCCTGATCTAATTAAAAAAGGATCTGGTTCTGTTATAGGTAATGGTGAAGTCATTGGTATTGCTGTAGCTACAAAACATTTTAAAGGATACTTTCCTATTGCACACGAAGGTGGTGGTAACATGGACAAGACTCGAGTCTTGTCTTGGTTAAAAGATATATTAGAAGCACCCTCAACCAAAATTTTTCACAATGCAATGTATGATGTTTGTTGGCTACGTGCTATGGGTTTTAAAATTAATGGTGACATAGCGTGCACAATGATTGCTGCAGCTATTACTGATGAAAACAGATTTCGTTATGATCTCAATAGTTTATCGTGGCACTATCTTGGTTACGGTAAAAACGAAGCAGCGTTAGCAGAAGCTGCATCTGAATGGGGCATAGATCCTAAATCAGAAATGTACAAACTTCCTGCTATGCATGCAGGTGCATATGCAGAACGTGATGCTGAAGTTACATTTGGTCTTTGGCAAGAAATGAAAAAAGAAATTATAAGTCAGGACCTAGAAGATATATTTGATTTAGAATCTGATTTGTTTCATTGCCTGGTCGACATGAGATTTAAAGGTGTACGTGTAGATATAGAACGTGCACATCAAATGAAAAAAGAAATGAAGACAGCTGAACAAGAACTACTTCACAAAATAAAAAATGAAACAAATATTGATACACAAATCTGGGCAGCAAGATCTATTGCAAATGTTTTTGATATGTTGAGATTAGAATATCCACGTACAGATAAAACACAAGCACCAAGTTTTACAAAAAATTTTTTACAAGAACACAAACATCCTGTTGTAAATATGATTGCGCAGGCAAGAGAGATTAACAAAGCACACACAACTTTTATAGATTCTATTTTACGTCACGAACACAAAGGTAGAATACATGCTGAGATAAATCAGCTTAGATCACAAACCGGGGGCACGGTTACTGGTAGGTTCTCCTACCAGAATCCGAACCTACAACAGATACCTGCAAGAAATAAAGATCTTGGACCTAAGATAAGGTCATTATTTATACCCGAGGAGGGCCATAGATGGGGTGTATTTGACTATTCTCAGCAAGAGCCTAGGTTGGTAGTGCATTATGCGTCTTTGTACAAATTACCGTCTGTATACGACGTTATAGAGTCTTATAATAACGACTCTAGCGCAGATTTTCACCAGACTGTAGCAGATATGGCAGAAATACCTAGATCACAGGCTAAAACAATTAACCTTGGATTATTTTATGGTATGGGTAAAGCTAAACTACAAGCAGAGTTGGGTGTAACAAAAGAAAAAGCTGCAGAATTATTTAATACATATCACTCGCGTGTACCATTTGTAAAACAATTGATGGAGAAAGCATCTAACAGAGCACAAGACCGTGGACAGATACGTACTCTGCTGGGTAGACTGTGCAGGTTTCACTTATGGGAACCAAATAGTTTTGGTATGCATAAAGCTATGACTCACGAAGATGCACTTAGGGAACATGGACCGGGGATCAGGAGAGCTTACACATACAAAGCATTAAATAAATTGATACAAGGATCAGCTGCTGACATGACAAAGAAAGCAATGTTAGAATTATACAAAGAAGGTATCATACCCCACATTCAAATACACGATGAACTAGATTTATCAATTGAAGATGACGCACAAGCTAAGAAAATTATTGAGATTATGGAGCATGCTGTTACACTAGAAGTCCCTAATAAAGTTGACTACGAGTTCGGAAAAAACTGGGGTGAAATTAATGGATGATATAGATGGCTTATTTAAATGCAAACATACCAGTGACTTATGCACAAATAAGGAGAGAATATTTATATGACTTACAAAAACATCATGGAGAAGTTGAAGATTGTTTTAGTTATTATCCTGCTGTTACTAGTTGGGATATTTTAGACGGACAAGCCGGTAAATACATAGGCAAAGATAAAAAATGGCACCCAGGTAAATATTTATTTACTGTTGACTTTGCACATCCAGAGAGTAACATACTAGACACTGATCATTCTGAGATCCCGCACGAACATAAGTGCGCACACATAATTGCATTAGATGATGGTAATTATGCAGCACAACCTAACAACAGATGTATATGGGACATACCTTCGTTTACTGTGAAGGATAATATTCCTGATTGGAAGGTGCAAACTAACGAGTGGAATGTAGAAGATAGTAGTCAGTGGAGAACAGAAGATACTGATAAATTTTTTTACGAAATTGAGGAGAAAAAACATGATTAAAAAAATAAAAGATAAAGCTTTGCATTATTGGGCAAACCACAAGATTGAATCTCTTGTGTTTATAGTTTTAGTTGCAGCTTTAATTATTAAGTAATGAATTTAGTAGATTTATTAAAAAAAAATATAGTAATGGTTCCGGTCGTGGCATCAGTCCTGGTCGGAACTTTTACCGGTGTACGTTATGTTGTTAATCTCACAGATAGTATTAACGGATCAGAACAAGAAATAGTAAATCTACAAAGAGATCTAACGGTAGCTGAAGAAAAAATAGCGGAAATGAATACAAGACTATCGTCTGCGGAAGCTACATGGCAGATGGCAGAAAATTTATATAGACAACTAGCAGATCAAGTCAGAGAACACGATTACGACATTAAAGATCTAAGTAGGTAATGAGCCATGGAGATAGCCAGGATGAATTATTACTTTACAGGAATTCTTATTTTAATGTTAACAGCTCTAGCATTCTGCACAACTCCAGCGTATCCTAGAAATGAGTATCTCAATGATGGTACTAATACTTGCAGTACTGGTTCTTTTGACATATCAGTCGAGCAAAGAGCATCAGAATACTACCACCGTCCTTATGATCCTGCTAACGCTTATAGCAATCCTAGTGATGATCAATCGATAAGACTTACCTGGAGAAAATATCTAGGCTCAGCCTGCACAAAAGAATTTAGAGAAGTACAGACAGAAAATGCACAACTAAAACAACAGCTAGAGCTGATGAAAATGTGTGGAAAAGTCAACAATAACCCAACTATTCAACGTAATCCTAACTTCGCATTGCTAGTACAAAAATGTTCTGGTATAATCATTCCTGAAAATAAGAAGCCTGAAGGCAGTCATTGGGACGATCTAAAAGATAATTATAAGAAAGAGAATCCTGATATAAAACTTATGGGTGACAAGTTTATAGGACCAAATGAGTAATAAACCATTAAAAATTTCTGAGCAAGCTGCTGTGCAGATGCCGATGAAAACGGTTGCCTCATTGATAGCGCTCGTAGCAATCGGAACCTGGGCATACTTTGGTTTACATGAAACTCTTAACGCACACTCAACAAAGATTGAGTTAATGCAAAAAGATTTAGAACACAACACAGAATTTAGAATTAAATATCCACGTGGAGAACTTGGTCAGTCAAGTGGGGAGGCGGAGCTTTTCATGTTGGTGGAGCACCTCGCAGGTTTATTAGAGGACATAGACTCAGAAGTAAAGAGCATGAGAAATAATGCAGTTAACATAGAATTCTTACAAGAAAGAACAAAGAAACTTACAGAAGATGTAGAAAAATTAATTCGAAATGGTAATGGTCACTAATGATTGAGATGGTTTTTGCCCTGTTACTTATTGTGGACCACAAGATAGTGGAACATCGTTATCATGAGTCGTTATCAAAATGTCTCAAGGCCAAGCGCTATGCTATGAAGGACAAAAGTCCTGGTGATAGAGTTGTCTACAAATGCATACAATCTAAGGCAAACATAGAAGTATACATGGGTGAGAAAAAAATTACTTCTTTAATTCTTGACTAAAAAAAATAACAAAATTGCTAAACAATTAAGGGATAGACGTTACCATCAACGTGTGGTAAAAAATAAAAAACATTATGTCAGGAAAAAAATTTTTAAAAATACAGACGGAGATAGTTAATGGCAACTGTCCAACTTGTGAAGAGTATACAATGTTGGTTGGTATAACTAGAGAATTCTATAGATGTCTAAGTTGTGGTGCTGACCTAGAACAGTATATAAATGGTGTAATAAAATATATTCCTGCATTATCACAAGATACCTTAAAATCTAAGGTTGACGAATATTTCGATGGCAAGAAAGTTTAAAGCTTTTATTGAAAGAGATAAACCTAAGAAAAGACCTGGTCGTCACACGAAGAGGTTGAATAAACATAAAAAAAGACAGATGAAAGGTTGACATTATTTTCTGGGATATTATATTATCCGTATGAAAGAAAAAATAATAACTATAAAACCTAAAGGCATAACTCAAAAACAATGGGCAAATTTCTTATTGGAGTTAAACCTTATGAAGAAAGCCTGGAAACCTTATGGTGTTGATGTCGAGATTAAAGCACCGGGGATCAGGAAAACATTACTATGGGGGACAAAAGTTGGTGGACAATTACCAGAATAGAATTGATCAAGCTGCCAATGATTGGAACCGCACTAAGGATCCGAAGTATAAAGATCTTTGGTATAAATTAATAAAGGAGTATGTGGGTGGATCTTATAATATTAAACGATGGAATGTATCAATTAGTTCCCATCACAAAGCAGATGATGGAACATATGTCTTTATTGGTAAACGAATTAGATCTGTTTGAGTTGTGTGATATTTTAAGGTTAAAACTTACAACGTATTATGATTATCCTATCAACGCTCATGTAATGAACGATGGTAGTGGTGACTTTTACGGGTGTATACAAAGATGATTTGAAAAGGACCTCCGTCCATACAATGCCTCGCGCTAGTCTCTGTACGGCAACCTAAGAAGCAGCAATTACTGTGGAGGTGTGGAGCCTTTGCTCTCCTGGGAGTACGTGCACGGAAACCAGGGGGGTTGATATGATTATGTTGGTTGGCCTTCTTGTTTTTGTTCTTGGTGACAACCAAATTTAATAAAGATATTATGTTTATTGACGTCTTCACGTCCCATTTCTTGTAATTTATCTAGCGCCATTTCATAACCTGTAACCATACAGTCATAGCCATCATCAAATTTTTCTGGAACTTGATAAGGAGGTAGACAAGTACCGGCAACTTGTGAACAAATTAATATAGATAAAATAAATTTCATTGACACCTATTGTATATTATGAGATAAATCCCATATGATTAATCAAAGAAAGGAGTATATTAGTTATGACTGATATAAGCAAATATAAAAACGTATCATTAGCACATAAGACCTATGACACTTTAGACCTTCTTCGCAAAAAGATGGTTCCTAATACTGTGCTAAGTAGATCACAAACAATTACAATTTTAGTAAATGAGAAAGCGAGTAAATTAAATGGCAGACTCAGAAAAAAAGACTAAGATTTGTGAAGTATGTAGAGGCAATGGGTTCGTTAGAGTTCCTTACGAATTAGTGAGAGAAGAACAATGGGCCGATTGCGAATTTTGTAATAACCAAGGGGAGGTAGAAGTTGACGAAACAAAACATTAGAGGACCTGCTGATCTTGAAGAAAGAATAGAGTATCTTACGAATCAAAACGAGTTTTTAAAAAAGAAATTACGTGAGTCTGTTGATAAATGTAAAAGCTTTGAAGAAGAATGCGA